TGAATATATTTGGTTGTAAATCGAGTATTTTCATTATCAACGATATGTTTCGGATTGCGAGACTATATAAATGACACAATTAATACAATGGGCAATCCGCCACAATGTTTCACATGCTGCACTAGATGAGTTGCGGCAGATGTATGGTGTGGATAAAGAAACAGATCCGGTCAACTGTGATAATGTTGGACAATCCGAGACAGCATTACAGAATGCTGTACGAGTGGCAGCATCACATAATGGTTTGAGATTATGGCGTAACAATGTAGGGGCTTGCAAAGATGTAACAGGTCGAGTTATCCGTTACGGTTTAATTAACGATTCAGCAGCAATCAACAAAAAGTTAAAATCTCCCGACTTGGTTGGCATTCGCCCCGTGGTAGTCACAAGTGAAATGATAGGTCATACAATCGGACAATTTATCGGTAGAGAGTGTAAAAAACCGGGATGGCACTACATGGGTACAGATAGAGAAAAGGCACAACTCGCATGTGGTGAGTTGATTATAAGTTTAGGTGGTGACTGGGCTTTCATTGACAATCCTGTCAACATGGTATAATGTGAGGAGTAATTACATATAATAAGGTAAGGAATCATGACTGATTGTAAAATTTTAGACGCCGCTATAGATATGGCGTTGACTGTAGGTTTTAACAAAGTACGACGAGATGCAGTAGCAAAACGTGCAGGTTGTGCTACTGGTATGGTTAATTACGTATACAAAAATATGGACGGTTTACGAGCTGCAATCATGGAAGAAGCTATCGAATCGGAACACATTAGCATTATTGCTCAAGGGTTAGCACAGGGTGACCCAATAGCAATGTCAGCACCAGCAAGGCTTAAAAGTAAAGCATTAAGTGCGTTAATGTAACCCTTTATACGAGAGAGAAAACTATGAAAATACTTCCCGCCGCGTTGGGGGCGTTACGCCCCTACGCTCAATTTTTGATATACAAACTTGTCCCGTCTGCGAATAGAGCTGGTAAAACCGATAAATTACCTTGTGACATTGATGGTAATATGATAAATGCTCACGACAATAAACATTGGTTAGATGCCGATACCGCTTGTAACGCGGCGACTCAGCGCGGTGATGAGTGGGGTGTTGCGTTTGTATTGAGTGATGATGACCCATTTTTTTTCATTGATATCGATAACGCACTAACAGATGGTAAATGGTCACAATGTGCAACGGAATTGTGTACATCGTTCAGCGGTGCAGCGGTGGAAGTATCGCAATCTCAAACTGGATTGCACATTATTGGCCAGTTGTCAAGTTTTCCAGAACATTCGTGTAAAAATACAACCTATAATTTAGAATGTTACACATCTAAGCGTTTTATAGCCTTAACGGGTATTAATGCGACTGGTGACGCCGGTACAAATCATGACGCGGCATTTAATGCTACCGTTGTCCGTTATTTTTCTGTTAGTGAACATGCCAATCCTGCGACGTGGTCAACTGCACCTGTTGCGGCGAGTTGCCCGATTATCGATGATGCACGGCTAATTGAAAAAGCATTAAAAACTACCAGCGCTGCGGGTGTGTTCGGTTCCCGTGCCACCTTTGCTGATTTGTGGACATGTAATATCGACGTATTGAGCGGTACATATCCAGACGATGTACGAGAGTTTGACGCATCCAGCGCTGACGCTGCACTTGCTCAGCATCTCGCATTCTGGACAGGTGGGCAGTGTGACCGTATAGAGCGATTAATGCGTCAATCTGCACTTGTGCGCGATAAGTGGGATAACCATAAATCATACATGCGACTGACAATAACTAACGCAGTTGCAAAATGTCGTACATTTTATAATGTCGGTGCTAATGTTGAAATTTTACCAAATAGTCCTACACCCATTATGCGTAATGGTGGTGGTTATCAATTAATGCCGCCAACACAATTAATCGAACATTTTAAAGATTGTGTTTATATTGCTGATAGTCACAGGATATTAACAGCTAAAGGGTCACTTTTAAAATCTGAACAGTTTAATGCAATGTATGGCGGCTATAATTTTGCTTTAGATGATACAGATAAAACGACTAAAAAAGCATGGGAAGCATTTACAGAGTCCCAATGTATCAATTTTCCCAAATCTGACACGTCATCATTTCGTCCCGATTTACCCGAAAAGTATATATATCTTGAGGATGGGATGAGTGTGGTTAATACATATATACCAATTGAAATTCCTTCGATGGAAGGAGATGTTACACCATTTTTAAATCATTTAAATAAAAATTTACCTGTGGAACGTGACGCAACTATTTTATTGTCATATCTTGCCGCATGTGTACAGTATAAAGGCGTTAAATTCAAGTGGGCACCACTTATACAAGGTGTAGAAGGTAACGGTAAAACATTGTATACGATGTGTGTTGCTCATTCTGTGGGTCAACGTTATACACATATGCCACCAGCAGCCGAAATCGGGGAAAAGTTTAACTCATGGTTATTTGATAAAATATTAATAGGTGTTGAAGACATATTTGTTCCAGATCATAAGTTGGAACTATTAGAAGTTTTGAAGCCTATGATTACAGGTGAAACATTAGCTAAACGAGCAATGCAAACAGACCAGACAATGCATCGTGTTTGTGCCAATTTTATATTCAATAGTAATCATAAGAGTGCGATTAAAAAAACCTTTAACGATCGTCGTTTTGCCGTACTTTACACTGCGCAACAAGATGCGGCAGATTTAGAAAAAGATGGGATGACGGGTGATTATTTTCCAAAATTATATAATTGGTTGCGGAATCAAAATGGCTTCGCATACGTAACAAATTATTTACAAAATTATAAAATTCTCGACCAGTTCAATCCTGCTGTAGACGCTCAGCGTGCACCAGTAACCAGTACAACGGTTGAGGCGGTAAATGCATCAATGGGAGCAGTTGAGCAAGAAATAATGGAATCAATAGAAGAAGGTAAGGCAGGTTTTGCTGGTGGGTGGGTAAGTTCTCTGGCTTTAGATAAGTTGATAGAACGGATGAGAGCAGACAGACAAATACCGCGCAATAGACGGCGTGAATTGTTGCGTTCACTCGGATATGACTGGCATCCATCATTAAAAAACGGACGTGTAAATAATGTTATTTTTTCCGAAAATGGAAAACCTCGTTTATTTATAAAACAAGGACATATACATCAAAACCTTACCAGCCCTGTAGAAGTGGTTAAGTTTTATCTCATGGCGCAGGGCGCAGGGGTTGACCATTCAGTCAGTGTAATATAATATAAATCATATTGAAAATGGAGGCACACAAAATGCGAAATAAATACCCGGGAATATGTTATCGATGTTTAAAGCTTGTAGAGAAAAATACAGGTCATTTTGAAAGACTTTTAGGCACGTGGCGAGTTATTCATGATGAATGTATTAAATAAATTTACACAACCCGCCTTGAGCGGGTTTTATTATTTGAGAGGTTTAGTATGGCATCTAAATTAAGTAAGGCTGTAACTGGGCTGATTCTGGCTGGGGCAAGTGCTGGTGCGATATTGTCACAATTCTTAGATGAGAAAGAAGGGAACCGTACTACCGCTTATCAGGACGGGGTGGGTATATGGACAATATGTAGAGGATTGAGATATGTGGACGGTGTACCTGTCCAACCTGGTATGGTGTTAAGCGCTGAAAAATGTAATGAGTTAAATCAGATCGAAGCTGAAAAAACTATAGATTGGGTCAATCAAAATGTGCAAGTCAAATTAACAGCGCCTCAAATCGCAGGTGTTGCCAGTTTTTGTCCGTATAACATCGGACCGAGTAAATGTCGCTCATCTACATTTTGGAAAAAATTAAATTACGGCGATATAGAGGGAGCATGTAACGAAATGAAACGCTGGGTGCATGATGGCGGTAAAGATTGCAGGTTGCGAGATAGTGGATGTTATGGTCAGGTTATTAGACGCGATCAGGAGGCTGAACTATTATGTTGGGGAAATACATAGTTATAGTAATAATCACTTTTCTAATGAGTATAGCTGGTATTTTTTATATAAATACACTGAAAACAACCGCTTACAATAAAGGATATGATGCAGCTAGCGAAGTGGCTAGGGTTAACGCGCTGGATTTACTGCATCAACAACAAAATAAAATTAATGAGGTAACTCAAGATGCAGAGAAACGTATTGATCAGGCTCATGCTGATGCTGCTGCTGCCAATGCTGCTTCTGACGGGCTGCGCAAAACCATTAATAAATTCAATAGTAGCAGCAAAGGTTCCAATGTTGCAGGAGCAAGCCCGTCAGAAAGCGAGAAAATTAATATGCTCTCCGAGTTGCTCATCAGCGCTGACAAGAGAGCGGGAGCGCTGGCAGAGATTGCTGACGAGGCCATCGAACGAGGGTTAACATGCGAAAGGTCTTATGATGCTTTATCTATCAACTCTCTATGAGCAATGATGTGGACATCTTCAGGGACGACATTTATAGTCCCTGTTTCACCGTTACCATATCGCGTATGCATGCAGAATTTAAATCCAACCTCATTCCGTTCAACAAAAAACTGATACTCTTCGTTATCATTACACGCTGTCTTCAATGTTGCCCAACTCGGTGCATCATAAAAATCTTTTACATTACCTTTTATGTACTTAAATCTCATCACCTTATTCCTTGTAGTCTCCGTCTCTTCCGGAGTGTCAGGCTTTAACGACACGGCAGCCAACCGATAATAATTTTACAATGAAACGTATGGTAAACATAGTAAAACATTTAAAAATACATATACTTTAATTGCATGTTTAAATTCAGGGATTATTATTTCCTGCGTTATAGACCACGCAAATGGTAATCCAATTAACATGATTAACATTAAATAAACGCTACCGATTATGTAATATTTAAAAAATTTCATTTAATACCACCTATTGAGGTTTACTTGATATTGTTAATATTATACTATACTGACGATACTGTCAATATAAATAAGGATACCACAATGAAAAAACTAATTTTAATAATTTTATTATTACCAATTTCAGCCGCTGCAAAGCTTTGTGACGGTACTAGATTGTCCGATTATATGAACACAATGATACAAGAAGGGGTTACATGTGTCGTTCATTTGCAACGTTTTGGTACTGAAAGGATGTGGAATGGTGACGCATGTACGACGATGAGAGACCAAATTGTACGCGCCGAACGTGAAAATAAACGATTAAAAGCTGACGGATGTACAAAATTGTCAAATTACGACTCTAAAAAAATAGAAACAGAATCTTACAATTTACAACGCAATTTGAAGTTGTATTTCGACGGCGATCTATAAATCAGTATATTCCACTATGTTTTATACTGGCACATAGTGGAATATCCTTCCCGGTAAGCTACATATGGTGTAATTTCCTGTCTTGCTCACTTTTTACTCAGTTGCCAACTTGTACAATTGTAAAATGGTTTACTACCCCGATTTTACCCAAAAACACGAAAGTATTGGGGTATGTATCGGGGTATAGATAACCACATGATTATAATAAGGAATTCCGGAAATTGCCCCGTACCCCTGTACTTCTCGCCTATTCACGGCCGCTGGCTG